ATTCGGTGTTTGCCTACTTCGGTAATGACCAGATCACCAGATGGGTCCGAAGTCAGGAGCAAACCGCGTCGGCGGCAGGCTCTTTCGATGACTTCATGGCAAGTACCGTCTTCTGTGCGGTGCTTGGCCAGTGCGGCACCTTCATTAGCATCCAGCCTCACAGAGATCCCGAACGGCTCACAGATAGCCGCTGCAATTTGGCTGATTTTTAGGTTTTTAAACTCGCCGCCCTTATGAATCGCGGTACAGTCCACTAAATCACCGACCTTTGAACGACCAGCGATCGTGTAGGTATGGCTCTTATCGTCGTACTTACCAGAGATTTTGTCGGCATAACCGGTAATAACGAGTTCGTCATCAAACATTAAGCGGCAGCTGCTGCCAGGCATTATGGGTAGCAGGCTGACCTTGCCGCTGAACTTTGCAGATAGGCTGATGCTGAATGTAGATGCGGCCTGCTCGATTGAGCGAGTAACCGTGACCTCTTTCCATCCGGTGTAAATTGCACCGTTAACAAACAACCGAACCTTAGGCATTGATAACCTCGATTTCCCCGTGGATGAATCCCGGGTGAGAGATTCCATTACGGTCCACAATTCGTTGCTCCGATACAGCAGAACCAGTCGCCTGATATGCAGCCACGAGCGACGGCACCGACTGAGCTAACGTTACCGTGCTAAGTACTGGTAATGCAGGTGATCTGCGCTGCATATCTTGCTGAACAGCAAGCCTCAATTCTGATAGAGCTTTGTAACCCTGATCGTCACTTTCCCAAGATGCGGCCTCAAGCATGTCCGTAACATCACCGGCAATCGAGACTGCTTCTGACTGGTGTTCAAAGTTCGCGAGCGAGATCTCTTTTGCTGCTTCTATGGAAGCAGATTGACTCATAAGTCGATTGATCGCCGTCGTGTTTTGAGCCTGTTGAATTCGTAAGGGAGAGTTCGAGAATGCAGCAGAAAGTGGCTGATTGCTGGTCGAATTGATCGAGGCTGATACTGCTTTTAACCCAGCAATTCTGCCAGCGATCGGTGTAATGACTTCCGTTAAGTTATTGCCATAAAGAGTTGATAATAGACGATTTGCTAGTATAGCAGGCGAATATAGTAGTGATGAATCACCTAATGCTGATGAAATCAGAGAGGCTTTTTTTTGCGCTGCATCAGCTGTATCAAAAGCTGTCGTGATTACATCTGTCAAAGCCTCTATATTGGCTAATGCTGCTTCACTAAGAAAGCCTGCTCCTTCAACAGAAAAAGACTCTTCAAACTGAGAGATCGCAGCAGCTTCCGCCTCTATAGCTTTGCTCGTAATGAGCGCCTGAGTGTCTGTTTCACTGCCCGGGTTAGCTTCCTGCCCTGCTTCTTTGGCATCGATAGCGAAAGTTGCCTGTCTGCCTCGATATGTAAAAGAGGCAGTTGCTGTAACATACAGTTCGCCATAGAAAGGATGAACAAGAAGTCCTGGCCCCTCTTCTTCGAAGGCAGCTTCAAGCGCGTGGGCTTTCTCGATGAAGTCCTCACCGAAAACAGCGCCCACAAGCGAATAAGAACGTTGTTTTCGGCCTAAGTCCTCACTGTAGGGATCGTCCCTCCCAGCAAATTCATGGTCGACATTCCGGCGCCCTACTTGGCTTTCTGGATCTTCAATAACTACAAAAGGCAGGCCGCGGTAAGATGCCGGCCGAAGCTTATCTAACCATTTACCCACGGTTTAGGCCCCCATAGCCATACCTGCGTCAATCTCAAAGCCGACATCGCCGTGTTCCTCGACCCGTTGTACCCGAATCCGGTCATCCTGCACGCTCAGAGTAATCGCGCCACCGACCTCTGCTTTGCCACCGCCTGGTATAGGCGCCGCTTTTGCTGCTGTAGCATCAGGCTCATCGTCGCCCAGCAGATCCCGAGCCCAGTCGGGCAGCATGTTTTCTAGCTTGGCTTTGATTTTGTCGATGATTTGGAAGTCCGAAAACTTCGCTATGACAGCATTCATGCCCTTAAGCAAAAGGCCGAACGGTGAATACTTCAGAACGAACTCACCAAAAGCCTTTAAGCTAGCCTTGATGCTATCCCAGTTCTTGTAGACAGCGATGGCACCCGCAGCCACGGCAGCTAATCCGCCAACGATCCAACCAATTGGGGTAGTCATCAGCGCAAGCCCAACAGCTTTGAATGCAACCGCCAAGGATGAGAGCGCACCAATGACTGTACCTCCGACAATGACACCGACAGTAGTCATGATTGTGTTCATTATTCCGAAGTTTTCAGAAATCCATGATACGACGCTACCGGCTTTTTCCAGCGCTGATTTAACGGACGCCATCCAGCCAGTAATGTCTTTATCGGTAATGCTGCCAAGGCGTTCAGCGAACTGCCCAGCCCACCTACTAATCGCTGGACCGTGATTGCTGATTATTACAGCGAGCCGATCCATTAAGCTGGTCAGTACTGGCAGTAATTTCTCTCCTAACCGGTTACGCAGGCCGGTTACAGCAGTGGTTACATTCGTAAGCTTGTCACCAAAGGCTTCGGACTGCCGGGCAGCATCCTCACTGATAACAGCCCCAAGAACTCTTGCCTCCTTGCGAAGTGCGGCAATACCTTCAGCACCGTCCTTAGTCATCTGAACGAGCTTTACGCCCTCAGAATCAAACAGTTTCATCGCCAGAGCGTTTCGGGTTAGCGGATCTTTTACTTTTCCGAGCTGCCCTAACGCTTCAGTAAAGATCGCCTCAGCGTTACGCATATTGCCAGACGAATCTTTTACTTCGATGTTCAGGGCTTTTAGCGCATCTTTCGCCGCTCCAGTTCCCATAGCAGCCTCAGCGCTTCGCCGGCCGAAACGCTGAATAGCCATGTCCAGCGTCTGCGCAGATACGCCAGAGCGCTCAGCAGCAAACCGATATTCCTGTAACGCCTCTACTCCAAACCCCAGCCGATCAGCTGTTTTGGCAGCAGCATCGCCGGCATCGGCCATACCTTTAGCAACACCAAATAATGCAGCGCCACCGGCAGCGGCAATCCCGCCTCCCCATTTCGCAATCCCACCAAGCGCCCGGGCAGTTTTCTTGGCGTTTGCAGCGGCAGACCTTAGCTGTCTGCTGAACTGCTTAACGCCAGAATCTCTGCCTAACTTGCCCAAAGAGCGATTAACGCGATCGACCGGAGCGCGAATCTTCTCAATACGATTGTTCATTGCCTTCATAGGCTTTGACAGTCGATCGATAGCGCCAACCACGACCGATACACGTTTAGCATTACTGCTCATTGGTGTTTATCTCTTGGTTGATTCTGCGCGCTTCTTGGCACCAGAAATTGATTTCTGATAGATCCATTTCACGCAGTTCGGAGGGCTGGAAATGAAAGGTATAAGCAAGATTGCCTAGTCGGCTTACAAAGTTTCGAGTAAAGGCGTGACGAAAGGGTTTACGACCACCATTACTTTGATTGCGTCTTCCGCACAAAGATCATCAATAGTGCTTGGAGGTACTTCAGCCAAAGCTGATGCCAACTCCCTGGTTGGAAGTGTTAAGGCAGTGCCTTCGATGGTCAGTGGCAAGCTCATCAGATCCTTACCTTTAGGCTTACGTATCGTTAGCTGCTTAATCTCTTCACCATGCGCTTCAACAGGCTCTTCAAGCTTGATTACATGTGGAAAAGTTACGTTGCTACTCATGCCACTTCCTCCGCAGATTCGGCTTCAAATCGGAATGGCAGAAAACCTTCATCTGTGTTCATTGTGCCTTCACCCGACTGCCAGGCGTTTCGATAAACGATGGTTTTGCCGTTATCGAGTTCAAGCGTGACCGTCACGCCATCGAGTTCCAGAAACTTGGTGACGGCCAGGTCTTTTTTGTCGAAGAGTGAACCTTCAACGAAAGGTACCTGCGGCGTTTCTTTGTAGTGATGGCTGAAATCAGCACCAGAAACAGCTTCACGCTTTGCGGCACCTAAGTTGTAGTTCACGCCGGCCTTAACCGTGTACTGTTGGCCATCGATTGAGAAATAGATTTTCCCGGCTAGCTTTGCCATGTCGGCTACTCCTTATAGTCTGAAGTCGATTCGGGAAGCCATGATGCGAAGCTGGTTAACCAGGTCCGGCGGCAGAATCATGTTGAGACGGTTTGGATCCTGCGGATCGATCGCGCAAACAAGATCTGCTTTAAACTGATCCAGATCTTCGACAAGGCCAAGTTCATGCCAGTCACCTGCCAGCGCGACCATTTCAGCCTTCATCTTCTTGGGCGTCATTACGTTGTCGCCGCGTGTGCCGTCCTGTGCCAGCTTGAAGCGCGGAAACTTCTGAAGCACCCGGGCACGCCAGCTATAACGCAGATAACTGAGTGTTAGCAGAGTATTAACATCCAAATAGCTGGTATCTGGTGCTCCAAACTCGTTTTCGGTGTATGTGGTGATGGCGCGTTCAATTCGCACGACGCCACCAGCATCAACCAATGCTGTCGAGATACCATCAAACAGAAGCAGATTACGCTCAGATGCTGTAAATCGCTCGCTTTCCACCGGTGCCATGTCACCGACCAGCCCCAGTGTCTGAAATGGACGAGCTGCGTCGTTTTGTGCTGATTTCGCCACCTGCGCAGCGATCATTGCTGCTCGTTCGCAAGGCGATACCGGGTAGCCGTTGTTTTCAAATATGCTTAGATGCGGGCTGTTACGACTCTGCCCTAACGTTGTCAGTCCAGCGTGATTGCCACGGTGAGCAGCGATAGCTAAACCATCAATGGCGCGCATTGGGCCAAAGCGATCAGTCAGTTCAGCTTCCAGAGCCGTTAGGTTTGCCGCATCGGTCCATGGCATAACGATTACGTTGAACCAGGTATCGCTCATAGCTGCGATTGCGTCTGAGATATCAGGGTTACCGGTGCCACCACTCATAGCGGTGATATTCAGCGAAATACCCGCCGGAAACTCCTGGCCAGTGAAGTAATTGGCGCGGATATCGATCCCGTTACCGTTTTCACCTTTGTGGCGAGCGGTTACCGTCACCGTACTGGTGGCAGCTGCAGCAGTAACTGGTAGGTCAGTATTGGCATTGATAGCGTTAGCAACTGCAGTGGCAACTGCTGTAGCGCTATCTGCGTTGGCTATACCGACTTGTACGACTTTGCCTGCAATATAAAGGTTCAGAGTCCCAGCTGTAGCAGCAGGCCCTGAAACAACAATCGTACCAGTGGCGGCGTTGCCTGCACCGTTATCATCGACTGCGATACAGGTTATTTTCGTGAACTCGTCATTGTCTTTGTAGCGCTTTACCATACCGGCAAGCATTGCGCCTTTGCCAAAGAGGGCATCTGCCTGTTTATCGCTGACGGATTGCAGTTGAGTGAGTGCAGTAGCGGTACCAGACGGCAGCTTTTGACCAATCAGCAACACGTTATACGGCTGCTTTGCCAATCCCTGAACGGCGAAATCGTTGTTGATTTCACCATATGCCCCTGGAACTCGGAGATTGTTTGGGATCAGTTCAAAACTGACCTGAGCCTGACTCATGATTTAGTACCTCGCTTAGTGCTGCAATCGATCAGCGATCCATCTTTGATTCGCCGCAAAACTGTTGTGGTCTTCTCTACTTCCATGGGCTTTTCGGTCACGCACACGGATTCAGACAGCCGGCAGACCTGCCCCGGCTGGGCCTTAACTTTGATTTTCATGGTGGATACCTGTTAGGTGGGCAGGTTTACGAGGTCTTCAGCCTCAGGAGAACTTTCGCTATCTGTATTCCATTGGATGCCAGCTTGCAGGAAGTCGTTCGCTGCTTGCTCATCTGGCTTGAATTGATACTCAGCGTTAAAAGTCATAACGCGCAGTTCAAAAGGGATAGTGCCGACTGATTCGAACTCCGTATCTGCGCCGTCATACTCAATCGGTACACCATCTAACGGCTTATAGTCTGCGTTCAGTATTTGACTGACTTGTCGCTTCAGTTGATCAAGCTCGATTTCTGATGTTGTGGAGCTGCGGTTTTTTAGTCTTAGCCGGATCTGTACCCGTCGACACTCAGTATCGCCGCCCGATTCGCTTTCGTTACGGGATTCGCTATGCGTTGAGATCCAAACGCATGGCATTTGAGTGCAATTTGCAAAGCTCCAACGGTCAGGGAAAACGCGATCTGCAGCATCGGTATTGCCGCTTAATGCTTGAGTGATCGAATTGCGAATATCGGTTTCAGTCATTGCATCACCGTTATTTCTGTATCGATGATGATGTCGTAACGATCAACGTCTTCATCATAGAAATCACCGCGATCAACAGTTGATACTAAGAACCCATTACGCTCTAACACCAGAGCATTTACCAGCTCATCTTTCAGCTCGCTGGCCTGCTTATAAGACTCAGCTTGCACAGAGAATCGAACCCGGTGCCCGGTAGCGCCAAAAGGTGCAAAGCCATCTTCGGGCGTAAACTCATTCTCGATCCGATACGCTATGAATGGTCCCTTAAACCTTTGAGGCGCCAAAACAGCGAATACTTCCGCGCCGACAGGAAGTAACCAAGTAACGATTGTCGACTCAATCATAGTTTTCTCAACTCTTTCTCAACCAGCGCGGCATAAATAGCCGGTACCTTTGGCGCTGCAGCTTTCTGGGCGCGGTCAATAAAAGGTCGGGCTTTCATGTTGCGTGTGCCGTATTCCATCCAACGAGCCTTGAAACCTTGATGACGTTTCTTAATTACACCGTGTCGATCAGCGCCCTCTACTTTTCCGAAAGGGCCAACAAGGGCGTATGCATAGCCTTTTGCCTTGCGTGCCTTCGTCTTGATAATGATAGAGCCCATCAGCTGACCGGCACGACGCGGGGCCATCAGCGCCATGGCATCACGTATTGGCTCAGCGGCTTTTCGCGAACCTTTACGCATCACATTGGCTCGGACATTGTTCGAAAGCTTATCAAGCGCTTTAGTCGCGGCTGTAACATCAACTCCAAAATCAGACATCAGCGCTCCTCGCAGATTAGATCCAACCAGGTTTGTTTAACGTCCGGCTTGATACCTTTAATCTCAAGTTCTCGCCCTTTCCATTTGATAACCATCTCAGCGTCAATGCCGGGACGAAACCTGATGCGCACGGTATATGTAACGACCGCCTGAATCTGATCGGCGTCCTCTTCTTCTTTTGCTGCAGCTACCAATACTCTGGCGCGACATTTAAGAAACAACGCCGGGGCTTTTTCAACTTCGCCGTATGTATTTTTGGTTTTGCTGGGCGCCCAAAATTCAACTTCATGCCGGAGTATAGTGCTCATAAGCACGGTACCCGGAAGCGATCGAGGATCGACGTAACACTAAACTCAGTCTCCCCGGTAACGCGGCCAACTGCCTGGCGGTTCTCATACCAATGAGATATCAAAAGCTTCATTGCGACTTTTACCAGCTCCGGTGCCTCTATCCCGGCGATGAACTCAATGGTTACAGGCTCAGGATGCTTTTCTTTAACTGCGGGCCAGCCGTTGTAAAACACGATCTGCCCAACAATTGAGGCAGTACCTACAGCATATTCGGTTGCTGGTAATGATTTTTCGGTTTCGGTTGAATCAAGATACTTGAGGGAAGAAACCGATTTTAGGTTTGGCGTGAGCTCCATAGGCGAATGAAAATTGCCCTGGTAAACCAGTGTTTGTTCTCCGAAATATCTTCTCGTGTACTGCTCACAGAATTCCCGTGCGGCAGTGATGTACCCGGTCACCAGAGCGTCATCGCCTGTAATATCGGCATCAATCTGGCAGTGTTCTTTAGCCTCCTGCAACGTGATGGGCTCAGCTACAGGAGGGGTCTTAACCATTACTGACATTATTAATCGCTGAGGTCAGACTGCGACTCATACGCTTTTACTGCCTTCGCGTTGTCGTCGGCCTTACGTTGCTTAACGAGAACGTCAGCAGTAGAGGCGTCCAACTCAACGACTGTACCAGCTGGAACAGTTCCATCTTCATCGATGTAATCGACTAGCAGAACTACCTTCTTTTGACCCTTTTTCTCAGCCATGATCGCTCCGAATTTCTTACCGTTGAATGTATTGCAGCGGCATAATACCGCTGCAAATGAGATGTGCTTTGTTACGCTGCGCTGTTCGCGTAGTGCTTGATAGCGCCACCGACATCAAGAAGATTGCCGCCAGAACGCATAAATGAGAGAAAGCCCACCTGGCCTTTTTCGGTGTACTTCGAGTCGGTCATGCGGAACAGCATTACCTGCAACACATCACGAATCATGTAACGCTCAAAATCCCCAAATAGGATTGATTTGGCGTTTGCTGCCATAACAGGCATGCTCTGGTTGACGGTATATGCAAAGCCATTAATGGTGTCCGGCTCAGATGTTTCTATACCAGGAATCCAGAGCGGTCGCTGCTGGCCGTCTTTCAGCTTCTTCAGTTCGCGCAGAGTTGTATCGTGGAACATGTATCGGCATGTTCCTTCTTCGCGATACGCCGGGTCCACGCTAT